AGCCAATTACAACAAGGCTTTGAAATCGTTGGACGACGTGCGGAATTACCAGGAAATTTTTGATCCTGAAACCCAATTGCAATTGAAAACATTGGGCAACGTGGCAAACTATACGCAATTCCAGCCCCGTGGTTCCTATGTGAACAATTCCAACACGCTGGTGGGCTACCTGGCCAACAAGGCTGCCGGTGGCGCTGAAGCGTTGGGCAACGTTGCTGGTTTGAAATTTGTTGGCGGCTATCCAGTTGGAACCGAAGCCCGAAAGTTTATTCGGTCACGCAAGGAAAAAGCAGCCGTGGAAAAATCATTGGAACCAGGCGCGGGATCAACCCTGGAAGACGTTAAAAACAAGGGCAAGAAATGATGGCGCAACCCGAAATTGATCCCGTGAAATACGGCGTACTTTGGCAAAAGGTTCAAGACTACGAACGCCGGTTCGACGACATGGACAAAAAAATGGACAAGATGGAAGGCCAGTTGGAAAAACTGGTCGCCCTGGCCAACCAGGGGCGCGGTGGATTTTGGGTTGGCATGGCCCTGGTGTCGGCTGCATCCAGCGCGGTCGGGTATATGTCTAGTTATTTTCACAAATGATTGACGTTGCAAAAACAATTAGTGCTGTTGCCGCAAGTGTTGCCGCGCTTGGTGGCGGTTATACCCTTGCTGATAAATTTGGATGGTTTGATAAAGCCATATTGGAATGGGCGCCCGAACACTTCAAAATTGTTGCGGAGGAAAACAAGCCCATCAATGTAACGGTTGCCCGAATTAAAAAACGCGATGATTGTTCCGTTGAAAGTTTTACGCCAAGCATTCGTGATGCCGCCGGTATGGTGCATGAAGCAACCACCACCGCAAGTAAATTTAGCGGGCCAGCGGGGCCGGAAATTGACACGTTCACATACCAACTCACAATGGTGAGAAAAGAAAAAATTGCCAGCGGCAACGCAACTTTGCTGGCGACCATTAAATACAAATGTCCTGAAGGGGAACGCGTTGTGCAGTACCCCCGTCATGCCAATCTTAGTTTTTATTTGAAGGGGTGATTAATGTTTGCACTTGACGCATTGTTGAACGTTGGCGGTAAGTTGATCGACAAATTGATTCCCGACCCTGAAGCCAAAGCCAAAGCCCAATTGGACTTGGCCAAGATGGCCCAGGATGGCGAACTGGCCAAGATGGCCAACGAAACCAAACTGTTTGAAGTGGAAATGAACAACGTGTCGGATCGCTGGAAAGCCGACATGGGTTCCGATTCCTGGCTGTCAAAGAACATTCGGCCGATGGCGTTGATTGCCATTTTTGTGGCTTACTTTGTGTTCACAATGATGAGTGCATTTGGCTACAACGCCCAGGAATCCTATGTGCAGTTGTTGGGCCAATGGGGCCAAATCATTTTCCTGGCTTACTTTGGTGGCCGCACGGTTGAAAAACTTGCTGACATGAGGGCTAAAAAATGAACCTGACGCCGCATTTCACCCTGGAAGAATTGACCGCATCCGAAACGGCCGAACGCAACGGATGGGACAACAGCCCCAACGACGCCGAATTGGCCAACCTGACGCGCCTGGCTGATTTCCTTGAGCAAGTCAAAGTGGTGTTGGATGGTAAGCCCATAATGATTTCATCGGGCCTACGAACAAAAAAAGTGAATGACGCAGTTGGCAGCAAAGACAGCAGCCAGCACCGTACCGGTTGCGCTTGCGACTTCCGTGTGCCAGGCATGACGCCCGACGAAGTGGTGCGAAAGATCATGGCCAGCGGGATTTCGTTTGACCAGGTGATTCGTGAATTTGACCGTTGGACGCATATCAGCATTCCAAACACCGATGACACCAGCCCGCGCAAACAAGCCTTGATTATTGACAAGGCCGGAACGCGCCCGTTTGCTTAACGTTTCATGTTCCTGACAAACACCGCAAACGAAGCCGCGGTGTCGCCCAGGCTTGTCATTTTGTCGAATTCCGCAGCCACTTCATCCAAGACGTGATTGCGAAGCGCCAATTCTTTGCATTGGCCTGGTGTGGTGCAGCCGGTGGTGTAGCAAAAAGGACAGACCCACGGTTCGGACAATGCCGACCTTGTTGGCAAAGGTTGTGACATGGTGGGCATTCCTTAAAGTTTGATTGCATTCAAGTTGAAATTGTCGGCCATCACTTCAGCATAATCAAAATGGCGGCCAAAGCAATCCCTAAACGAAACGCATTCGTCCGACCAACCTTCGACAACATTTTTGTAAATGTATGCCTTTTTTGGAACGGTAATGCTTCCAACGACAAAATGCAAGCCCTTGGCCGTCAGGCGCCAAAGCCCGTCGGATTTTTTGGTTTTGTCTTCCCTGGTTCCGGCTGATTCCACCAGCCCCCAATGTTGGGTTGTGGTGTAGGTTTTGCCGCGCAGCATCCAGCGCGGGGCCGTGCGGGGAATATCTATCCATCCATCTTCATCACAAGTGGCCCTGGAAAGCCACAAAAGCCCCAGGGCGCGGGTTTCGTTCATGCCCTGGGGGCTTACCTTGCCCCACTTCCCGCAACAAGGGCAATTGCCCCCGTCGCCTTCAATGGTGGCCCGCCAGTTGGTTTTTAATTGCGAAAGGTATTGGCCTTCGTCGCCAAAAAAATCCAATTGCATGGCCAGCCCCTTAGAACGGAATGTCGTCGTGCATATCGTCAAACCCGCTGCCCTGGGGCGCCTGGCGGCGTTGCGGCTGTTCGTCGCGTTCGCGTGGTTCGTTGATGTATGCCCAACCGTCCCAACCGCCTTCCTTCAGCGGGATCACGTCAATTTTGAGCATTGGCCCGTTTTTGGTTTCAATGATTGAGCCGATACGTTGGTAACGGTTCTTTTGCTGCCCCTGGGCGTTGTTGTACGTGCCGGTGATTACGGTGATTTCGTTGATAAGTTTGGCCATGATTTATTCCCCAATGATTTTTTTCAGTTGATCGACCTTGACCGCGGTTTCGGCCAGGAACTTGATGATTTCCGCTTCCATGTCGGCAACGAACACGTCATCACGCGGGACGCGCTTAATGAACAGTTGCGCCTTGGCTGGCATCCGTGGATCAAACACCACGTAATCGCACCAGGCGCGGCCAGCACAAACCATTTGGAATTGCATTTGCGCGAAATACTTTTGCGGCACGGCGCCGGTCAGCAGCGTTTCGATCATGGTGGCCGTGTTGGGGCATTTGATTTCCACGCATCCGTCGTCGCCAATCAGGCCGTCGGGTGACGCGCCAGCCATCGCAATGGTTGGATGGTTCACAAAGCCCACTTCCTCAACCATGTTGCCGGTGGCCGCTTCATACGCCCCGCGGGCGAACGGTTCCTGGTCGGTTCCCCATTGCATGGCGCTGTTGGTGAACGATTCCTGGCGTGTGCCGGTGATTTGTTCGACCACCAGTTGGGCCATGTAGTTTTCACGCGTTGCGGAATAACCCGACTTTGTGCGGGCCATCACGTCGGCCACTTTGGACGCGGTGACTTTGCCCAGGCGGGCGGCAAACCATTCATTGGTGCGTTGTTCGATTTCGTCAGACATAAGTTTCTCCTGTTGTTTTCTCTATCAACTTCATTGCGGTTTGAATTTCAGGCGGCTGATTTTTAAATGGCATAACTTTGTGGAAATTGTCTGATTCTTTGTTTGAATACCAGCCAACAAATGTGCGTAAGAGTGCCAGCATTTCAGGGGCATGAGCCATCAACATGGCATTGGCTCGTTGTTCAGCATCGGGCACTGTTTTGCGGTTTGGGATATTGGCAATCGTTGTGCCGTGCACCCCAGGCTTGCGCGTGGTGATGCTGTAAGGGTTGGTTGTCCAAGGCGATTGGTAGCGCGTGTTGTCTTGGAAATGCCAGCGTTCAGAGGTATAACTCATTTTTTACCTTTCAATTGTTTGAATTCGATGCCTTTCCATTGGCACACTTTTTCGGGCTTGAGCATCATCACAAACCCTTCAATGTCACCATCGCCGCCAATGCTTTGCACTTCGTAACCAAAGTCGCCGCATTGAACAATCATTGGCGCATCGGGATTGATTAAGTCTTGCTTTTCTTCGTCGCTGGATTCTTGCCACCTTTGCATAATGTCATTCATGGTTTCAAGAACTTGACGCATTGTTTGTGATTTAAATTCAAGCATTTCCTTGTTCCTTTTTGGCACGGGCCACGCGTTCTTTTTTGGCTGCCATTACTTTGGCTTGCAATGCCTGGTTGCCCTGGCAAGCGTCGAACGCATCTTTGTAAGCCTTGGCCAATTCGTCGCTGTTGGCGCTGGCTTGGATGGCTGCCAAATGGTCGGTAATGTCAGGCGTCGGGATTGCTGGCGCTGTTGGGCGTTTGCTGGCCGCGTTGCCGTCGTCATCTTCCGGTGCAATGCCACAGGCCGCCATGAGGCTATAACGACGCGCATAGGTCAACGCGCTGCCGTAACCCTGGGCATCTTGTTTGGTGGCCGGAACGTGCAGTTGGCCGCAGTTGATAACTTCGCCGGATTCGTGAATGAACACGGTTTCCACAATCACGCCGTTGTCGTATGAACTGACGCGTTGCGTCAATGCAATGCCGTTGTTGTTCAAGCCTTCGATCACGGCTTCAACGCAAGCGGCCAGGTCGGCGTAACGTGATTTGAAATGCGGGTTGCTGGATGATTTCAGCGCGGGGCCGAATTCTTTTTGCGCTTTGACCAGGGCCGCGGCGACTTTGCTGAATGACTGTTCCATGATTGGTTCCTTTAC